ACTGAGTTGTGATACCCTATCTTTACTTAAAGGATATACCCTTAAAGTATCTGTGTTATAAGGATACTTTAAACAAAGATACTTAAAGGATAAGACCATGAGATGTTTCTGTTGTAACAAACCTGACCCGTCATTCTTTGATGGTAAAGAGAACCGATACTACTGCACCATGTGCAAGGATGATATAAACAAGACAGCATACAGCACCTTCGGGCGGGATGATCTTGAACGTATCTTTAGTATCAACGAGAGTGACGAGATTAAAAAGCTAGTAGGCTACAGAGAAAAGTATAAAGAGTAGTTGACAGCACTATAGGTTTCGTACTAATGTATAAGTATGGAGGTAAGGTTATGACACCAGAATTAGAGAGACACCTGCAAGAGATGGGTGTTGTAGTTATCCAACCGAAGGTTCAGGTCAAGCAAGATGATAGACTTGACTACTCATTCAAAGATCCACGAGATGTAAATGGAGAGGTTCCGTTCTAATGAAACTAATGTTCTTACTTATATGGTTCGATGCAGTACCTGAACAGGGTGTTAGGTATCATCACCTAGGTACATTCGACAATGAAACAAAGTGCATGACAGAACTTCGCATTGCTTCTGTCTTAGTCAACGACAAACTAGAAACAATAGAGTGTATTGGAGTACGCATCCATGATTGAAGTAACGTACATTGACCACATGGGTACAGACTTGACGGTAGCTAACGCTGCACGGGTATCCTTCGGTAAGAAAAGTGAGATGGAAGATAACATGTGGGGTCCACCTTACCTTAAGGATAAGGATGCCAAGCTGATACGTTACCTTGCAGATCACAAGCACATCAGCCCCTTCGGTCACTGCTTCGCCAGCTTCCACGTTAAGGCTCCGATCTTTGTAGCTAGGCAGCTAGTCAAGCATAAGTTCCTACGCTGGAATGAGATCAGCCGTAGGTATGTCGATGATGAACCTGAGTTCTATCAGCCTGACGTATGGCGTGGACGTAGTGAAGATAAGAAGCAGGGTAGTGAAGGTGAGGTTGTTTCTTTTTCAGACGAAGCTGTAACAGAATACAATAACAACTGTTTAAGTTTATACAAAAGTTTGTTGGAAGATGGTGTAGCACCTGAGCAAGCCCGTATGGTACTGCCTCAGTCTACCATGACAGAGTGGTACTGGAGTGGCAGCCTTGATGCCTTTGCTGACATGTGTAACCTACGTTGCAAGTCTGACACACAGGCCGAGACACGGGTAGTAGCACAACAGATTGATCGTAAGATGATTGAGATATTCCCTGTGTCGTGGGATGCACTGACGGAGGATGATGATGATAAAGAGTGAATGGGATCGTCTAATAAAAGAACGTGAAGACTTTAAGGAGAGTGTATTGGCAGAGCATACATCAGACATCGTGAATGAACCTAAGCACTACGCACGGTGGACTATTGAACCTATCACATACATCATGCGTAATGGTTTTGAGTTCTGGCGAGGTAACATTGTTAAGTATGCCAGCCGTGCAGGCTACAAGATGTACGAGGGTAAGACGCAGGTTGAGAGTGAGATCATTGACTTAGAGAAAGTTATCAGGTACTCACAGATGCGTATCAATCAACTGAATGGAGAGGATAAGCTATGATACCTGTAGGTCAACTAAGATTGTTACTCACTAAGGCTGGGCTAGAGTATAAGATTACTCGTGTAGAAGGTAACGTAGCACACGTTAACATTATTGTAGCGGAGCAACCAGATGTACACAGTTGAGTTCGAATCAGATGCCTCTGTTGTAGTAATCATGGACGAGGCAGATAAACATGAGGATGTTGAGGTTGTCTTAACAGATAACAATGAAGTCTACATCCGACAGTACGAGGAATCCCTTGACAGTCACGAGTTAATCTGTATGTCATACCAACAACTAATGGATCTCGTAGCATCTATAAACTCTTCGGAGGGTATGTTCAAGCTACAGTTTGTGAGGAACTAATGCAAGCACAAGAGATAACACATCAGCCATGCCCTCACCAAGACTGTGAGAGTTCTAATGCCTTTGCTTATAACCCTGACAAGATGCTAGGCTTCTGTCATAGTTGCGACAAGAGCTACCCATCCAAGGGTATGTCACTTAAGAGTTGGGCTAAGGATACCTACCCACTAAAGGATACAAGACAGATGCTAGACAGAACACCAGTAGAGGTTGAAGGTACAGGAGACTACGTTGACTACCGTGGGGTACGTCGAGATACTATGGAATGGTACGGTGTTAAGACATTCGGTAACAACCAAGTCTACACCTACCCTAGTGGCTCCCGTAAGGTACGCAACATCAAGGACAAGGCCTTCAAGACAGACAAAGGGTTCAAGACAGACGAGCTATTCGGTATGGATAAGTTCAACTCAGGTTCATCTAGGTCTGTTGTAGTATGTGAGGGTGAGCTAGACACACTGTCTGCTTTCCAGATGCTCGACAAGAAGTACCCTTGTGTGTCAGTACCTAGCGCAACACCTAACCAGAAGCTATGGCAAGGTAAAGCAAAGGAGTGGTTAGATAGCTTCGATAAGATCATCCTGTCCGTTGACAATGACCAAGCAGGTAAGTCTCTTGCAGCTAAGATCGGTGCATTGTTTCCTAGTAAGACCTACGAGATTGTACATGACAAGTTCAAGGATGCTAATGAGTTCTTACAGGGTAATGCTAAGGCAAGCTACCAAGCTGCGTTCTATAACTGCAAGCGGTACTCGCCTGACAATATCCGCAACACAACGGAGCAGTTCCTTGAGTTGTTCGATAAGAAGGATGATGCAGTCTATGTATCGACAGGTATCGAATCGTTTGATGATGTAGCACTAGGCCTCATGCAAGGACACTTCACTGTGTTCCAAGCACCTGAGGGTATCGGTAAGACAGAGTTCATGCGATACCTAGAGTACTACATTCTGACTGAGCACAAGCATCTTAAGATTGCTATATGCCACCTAGAGGAGACAGAGAAACGTGGTGTTCTAGGCCTTGTGTCGTACCACCTCAACAAGAACCTCACTCGCCGTGACCTTATCGAAGAGCACGACATGGAGGATGATGTGAAGAGGGCTATCACTGAGTTGACCGCAGAGGAGAGGTTGTATCAGTTCCAGATAGCAGTTGACGAAGACCCTATGGACATCTTAGAAAAGATCAGGTACTTTCGAGAGGCTTGTGGTGTAGACTATGTGTTCTTTGAACCCATCCAAGACCTAGCCTACTCACGCAAGGGTGACGAGTCAGTAGAGAAATGGTTGTCTGCTTTGTCAGTACAGCTGTCTCGCCTAGCCTCTGAGCTTAACGTAGGTATCGTAACCATTGCTCACGAGAATGATGATGGGCAGGTGCGGGACTGTAGGACTATATCTAAACGTGCCTCTGTTGTAGTTAAACTACAGAGAGACAAGATGTCAGAGGATCGTGATGAAAGAAACACAACACAACTCTTGCTTATCAAGAACAGACCAGCTGGTAAGACAGGATTCGCAGGTAAGCTCAGGTTCGAAGAGACAACCTTCAAGCTCACAGAAGATAGGGGACGATGGACTTGACCCCTTCGATGATACGACACATTGGATAGGGAAGATGGAATGATAGTATTCGCAGACATAGAAACAGAAAGCCTAGATGCTAAGAAGATCTGGTGCATCTGCACTAAAGAGAAGGACACTGGTATCGTTAATGAGTTCCTTAATTTACATATAGACATGGCTGAACGTGCAAGGTTTGTCGAGTACGCTAAGAAAGTTACCCGGTGGGTAGGTCATAACTTCATTAACTTCGATGGGCCTGTCATTAACAGGATCGTAGGGCCAGTGATCGACATGACTAAGATCGTTGACACACTTGTAGTGTCCATGTCTGTTGACTTCGGCATAGGCTCACACAGCCTAGCCACATGGGGAGAGAAGCTAGGATACCCTAAGGATAACTTCAAGGACTTCGAAGGTGGCCTCACAGAAGAGATGTTAGCTTACTGCCATCGTGACGTAGAGGTGACTGAGCAGTTGTTCAAACACTTCTCTTCTCAGATCAAAGACAAGGCTTGGTCACAAGCTATGCGTCTTGAGCATGACGTAGCAATAATCTGCCAAGAGATGCACGAGGGTGGCTTTGAGTTCGACATTGACAGCGCAGAGGCAATGCACCTAGAGATTACTAAGAGGCTACAGGAACTAGAGGAACGTATCCATCAGGCCTTCCCACCAAAGCTAGAGGTAGTTAAGGAGATCAAGTATCGAACCAAGGCTGATGGTGAGTTGTTCAAGAATGTATCAGAAGCAATCAACACATATCCTAAGACTGAGATTGTAGGAGACATGCTGTTGTGTTACGACTACATCACATTCAACCCCGGCTCTACTAAGCAACGTGTTGAGAGACTATGGGATGCTGGTTGGAACCCAGTGGACAGAACAGTAGGACATCGTATGGCCCTGCGAGATGGTAACCTAGACAAGCTAGACTACTACAACAAGTATGGCTGGACAGTATCAGAGGAGAACCTAAAGACACTGCCTAAGAGTGCGCCTGAGGGTGCTCATGCTCTTGCTGAGTGGCTCACCCTAGAAGGACGTAGAAGCACCCTCTCAGAGTGGTTACAATCGTTCTCACATAGCAATGACACCCGTATCCACGGTCAGTTCATGCACATAGGGTCTTGGACAGGACGTATGGCACACAGGCACCCGAACATGGGAAACATACCTAGTGTGTTTCATGGTGAGCCTAAGACAGCAGTTGAGAAGGTGAAGTCAGACTACGATGGTAGGTTCAGAGACCTATGGACTACACCAGAGGGGTGTTACCTTGTAGGTACAGATGCCTCAGGTATCCAGCTTCGAATACTTGCTGACATAATGGAGAGTAAGCAGTACATCAAGGCTATCATCGAAGGTAGGAGTGAGGATCAGACAGACATCCATAACCTTAACCGTAAGGCTCTAGGCCTAGCTGGTATCACGAGGGACATGTCTAAGACGTTCATCTATGCTTTCTTACTGGGAGCAGGTACAGCTAAGATTGCACAGATCCTCAAGACTAACATGGGTCAGGCAGGTAAGGCAGTCAACAACTTCACTGAGAGTATTGAAGGATTGTCTAGACTAAAGAAGAAAGTTATCCCTGAGATAGCAAGTCAGGGTTACTTCAAAGGTTATGATGGACGCAGGGTTGTAGTACCCAGCGAACACAAGACACTAGCGGGTATGTTGCAGAACGGGGAGACACTCGTTATGAAGTATGCAACAAGACGCTGGATGGAAGAGGCAAGCAACCAAGGCCTAGACTTTAAGGTATGTACTTGGGTGCATGACGAATGGCAAACAGAGATAAGAGGGAGTTTAGAAGATGCCGAAAGGTTAGCTAAGATACAACGAGATGCTATTGAGTGGGCGGGATTACACCTAGGAATTATGTGTCCCCTCGCTGGTGAATCTTCCATAGGAAAATCTTGGAAAGATACACATTAACTGTTGACACCGACTACTGTACGTATTAATATATAAGTATGGCCCCTAACAATCAAAGGAAAACCAATGCCTAAGACAACATACAAAGAAGTAACAACAACTGGCCCAATCGAATGGGCTCGCCTCTCAGAGGGTAACCGAGACCTCGAAGGGTACGGTGGTGCATATCAGAAGACTGAGGGTGCTTACACAGTCAACCAAGTCCTCGACAAGGAGATGATGTCACGCCTCAAAGACTCAGGTTCACAGAAGCAACCTAACCAGAAGCGTATCATGGAAGGCGAGATGGTAGTTAAGTTCGTCCGTCCACACAAGGTTCTCAAGAAGGACGGTAGTGTACTTGAGCAAGCAGGTGGTGAGCCTAAGGTCACAGACAAGGATGGTAACCCTTGGACAGAAGACATGGGTACTATCGGTAACGGTACTGTAGCTGAGTGTACTAACCTGATTACTACGTTCACAGGTGGTGACGGTAAGCAGTATGCTCGTACTAGCCTAGTCAGTGTTAAGGTACTCGAACTTGTAGAGTACGTTAAGGAGAACGAAGCGGTGGGCTTCTAATATGAAAACCATTGATACACTTGTTGCTGACATGCACGAGGTTATCAAGGGTGAAGGTGGTTGGTCTGGGGTAGTTGGTTCTACCCTAGGCTCCAACATCTCACTGGCTGCTAACCAACGCTTCGGTAAGCCCCAAGAACCTAGGGCTTATCTCTCACTGTCCTCTATCGGGACACCATGTAAACGTAAACTGTGGTACAAGGTCAACAAGTCTGACTCCGCTATCCCACTCAATGCTAGTACCTTGTTCAAGTTCTTCTACGGAGACATGATCGAAGAGCTTGCACTTGCCATTGCTATCGCTGCAGGCCATGATGTTAAAGGACAACAGGACCGTCTTGATGTTCATGGTATCAAAGGACATCGTGACTGTGTGATTAACGGCATGACTGTGGATGTTAAGTCTTGTAGTTCCTTCGCCTTCAAGAAGTTCAAGGAAGGTACACTACGAGAGGACGACGCTTTCGGCTACATCAGTCAGCTTAGTTCGTATGTGTATGCAGGTAAAGATGATCCACTTGTGACAAATAAGACACACGGTGCTTTCCTTGCTATCGACAAACAGAACGGACATATCTGCCTTGATGTACATGACTTCACAGAGGACTTAAAGACCAAAGAGCATGAAATGCTAGAGGCTAAGGACTTAGTAGCAGGGGACATCCCGTCTGAACGCTACGAACCAGTACCTCAGTCCAAGTCAAGTCCGAACACTAAGCTGCCTATGATGTGTAGCTACTGTGAGTTCAAGAAAGAGTGTTGGCCTGAGGCCCGTAAGTTCATATACAGTTTCGGCCCACAGTACTTGGTTGATGTAGTGTATGAGCCTAAGGTTCCAGAGGTTCCTTTGGATGCGGAGTAAGTTAAGGAAGAGAGCACTACTTGCTGGCTATAGGTCAGGACTAGAAGAGGACACAGCTACCTTCCTTAAAGAGAAGGGTGTCCCTTTCGAGTACGAGAAACTAAAGATCAAGTGGGTAGATCCTAAGATAAAGACCTACACACCTGACTTCGTTCTTAGCAATGGTATTGTAGTTGAGACCAAGGGACGGTTCATTTCTTCGGACAGAGCTAAACACCTTGCAGTTAAGTCTCAACACCCTGAGTACGATATAAGGTTTGTCTTTACAAACAGTAAAGCAAAGCTGTACAAAGGTAGCAAGACCACCTATGGTATGTGGTGTAAGAAGCATGGCTTCCAGTACGCAGACAAAGTTATACCTGATACATGGCTACGAGAAAGGAAAAGGAAATGAAGATCACCTTGCATAAGGTTCTTGAAGGTCCATTCGAACACCCAGAGTACACCATCGACAGCACAGGTGAGCAACCTTATTGTGTAGTTTACTTAGCTGAGGTTGACGGTGATCTAGAACATACGGAGATGCTATACGATAGTTTCGATGATGCCTATGCTGAATCAAACAAGGTATCTTCAACCATTGAGGGAGTCACCATAGGCGGCGACTACGTGTATGACGCATGACCCCTTCTAATAAACATTAAGGTGAGCAGATGTTCGACTACAAAGGACAACTTGAGTTACTAATTACTAGCTACGGGCTGCTTGGAGTCCTAGATAGGGTAGACTTAGAAGAGGTAGATGTACTAGACATCCTTGTTAACAGGGGTGACATTGAGCTAGACGATTTCTTCTTCCAAGATGTACCAATAGACATGATAGACAATGACAACTAAAGGACTGTAATATGATTACACAAGAGGACATAGATGCTTTCAAGATTGTGGATGTAACCCCTATGGATTACTCCTATTGGGTTGAGGGTAAGATCACAACACGAGGTGAGAAACGCCTAATGGAAAACACATTGGGTTTAGCTGGTGAGGCTGGTGAGGTAGCAGAGAAGATCAAGAAGTATCTACGAGATGATGCCAAGGTAAGTCAGAAAGAAATCATTAAAGAGTTAGGTGATGTTGTGTTCTATGCTACAGCATTAGCTAATTACTTCTACAGTAACCTGCCAGAAGTGCTACAGTATAACATGGATAAGCTGAACAGTCGTGCTGAACGAGGTGTGATTAAGGGATCAGGGGATAACCGATGAAGAAGAGATGGGTAAACAATATTGTAGTTAGGTTCCTGAGGTACTGTGTCATGTGGTCTGAGCACCGACAGGCAGTCAAGATACTCAATCAAATGTCAGATAGGGAACTAAAGGACATTGGAATAAACAGAGAAGACATTGACCGTATGATCTGGTTAGAGGAAGATAAAACAATGCGAGGACGAGGTGAATGAGCAACCTACTACCAACAGACTATCAGACATTCATCGCTACCTCCCGGTATGCACGATGGTTAGACAAGGAAGGACGAAGAGAGAATTGGGGTGAGACAGTATCCCGTTACATCGACAACATCGTTAAGCCTGTAGCAGGTGACAACAGTTACATTGACCAGCTTGAGAATGCTATACTTGGCTTAGAGGTGATGCCATCTATGCGGTCACTTATGACAGCTGGTCCTGCCGCTTCCCGTGACAACACCTGTATGTACAACTGTAGCTACCTACCCGTAGATGATCTTAAGTCCTTCGATGAGGCTATGTTTATCTTGCTCTGTGGTACTGGAGTTGGGTTCTCCGTTGAGCGCCAGTTCATCAGCAAGCTCCCAGAAGTGCCTAAGCTCTTCGAGAGTGAGTCTATCGTTGTCGTTAAGGACAGTAAGGAAGGTTGGGCTAAGGCTCTGCGTCAAGTTATTGCACTCCTGTACAGTGGTGAGAT